GTAGTCGGCGGATTTGATCTCCGCCGTGTTGAGAAGGCTCGTGACCTGTGTCGCGCTCAAGGCCAGGAAACGCGGCTCGTCCGGATCGTTCTCGTAGGAGTCGAGGATCTCCTTCGCGGTAAGGAGCTTCGTCAGGTTGAGCCCCGTCGAGCCGTGGGCGATCTGGTGGGTCGAGGTCGGGAAGGCATAGGTCGACGTGCCGTCCCTGCCGCCGTAGGCCGTGGCCAGGGCGCACGCGATGATCTCGTCGTCGATCGCCCGATTCATGGCCGCGACCGCGTTGACCGCGTACTTTGAGGTCGGGTCGGTGATGAGGGTCGGCCGGTCGAAGTTGTCGATCAGGTCCGCCCAATCGTAGGGAGTCGGAGCGACGCGCCGGCGAACATGGGGCGTCGAGATGAGCGGCGTGTCCCCGTGGCGCTGAGTCCGCTTCTGCGCGGCGGTCTGGTCGATCTGATCGAAGAACCCATATTCCCCCTGGACGCCTTCCTCGCGGACGCAGGGACGAAGGCGAGAGGGCTTCTGCTGCTGCAGCAGGACGACGTTGTCGTTGTACTGTTGCACCATTGCGGTCGTGATTTCAAAGCTCATGGAATGATCCTCCTCTGTGAAAGGGGTTGGTTTTTACTCGTTGAACCGTTCAAGATTTCTCTTTCGCGATTGCCCGAAGCCGGATCGCATCAACCTTCGACGCTCTCCGGATCCCCGAGAGGAGGATTGCCCGGATATGTGGGAGAGAGGGAGCCCGGGGCCGGCCAGGGAAGGAGAAGAAGGAACCTGGTTCTCGGCCCCTGGCAATTCCCCGGGGCGTATCAGCCGCCCATCGAGAGAACCTCGTTGAGACGCATCACTTCCTTGACGGCCTCGTCGTGCCGCGGGTGGCGCTTGTTGAAGTACGCCTCGTTGAGCGGGTTTTGCTTGTTGCTTAGAATGTCCTGCTTGCGGAGCTTCGCGTCGTTGGCGTTGAGATCGAAGCTCGGCCGCTCGCCGCGCACCAGGGAGCTCTCGCGCATCGAAACCCCGATCTGCGCCAGGAGCCCCGTGATCAGCGGGTCGTTGCCGTATTTCTCGGCGATCAGCGAGATCTCCTCGGGAGAGCCGCCGAAGGTTTTCAGGACGCGGTTGGCGACGTCGACCATCTCGTCGGCCTTCGCCCCGAACCGCTCGCGCATGGCCGCGACGCCGGCCTCGTAGGCCTTCTCGGCGCCCGCCGTGAATCCCTGGTAGTCCTTGAGGACCTCGCCCATGTGCCAATCAATGAGCTTCTGGACCTGGCCCGGAAGAAGCCCGACCTCGTGCGCCAGGGTCTTGAACCCCTTGAGGCGCTCCTCGTTGATCTCGATCCCCTCCGGAATCTTCTCTTTGGCCGGGAGCTTGACCTGGTAGCCGTCGGGATCTTTCGGCCGGCCGAGCTTGTCGAAAACCTGGCTCCAATACTCCGGCGTATCGTTCTTCCCGGCCGGCAGAGCGATCTTCTCGGCCCCGATCATGCTCTGCGCGGAAATGTAGCCCTTCACGAGTGAAGGAAAGTCCTTGATGCTCGCGAGGCTCGGGTCCTGGGCGAGCTCGGCCGGGATCATCTCCCGCCAGTTCGCGCCCTGCGTTGCCCCCTGGGTCGTCCCCTGGGCGCCCTGCTGTCCTTCGCCGCTTCCGGATTGCCCGGCAGTTCCGGATCCGTTACTCATGCTTTACGACCTCCTTGATGATGTTATTTTCCGCATCCTGGACCATGCCGAGGATGTAGAGGACGACGTTCCGCGAGCCCTCGAGGAAAAGCGCCTCCTGGGCATCGCCGCGATAGGTGGGATCCAAAAAGCAAAACTGATTCGCCAGGTCGTCCAGGACCATCTTGCCGGCGTCGCCGGCGAAGGCGTCCCGGTAGGCCTGGGCGATCTGCTTCTGCCGAATCTCCGGGTCCTTGTGGAATTGCCCGATCCAGGTGAATATGCGCCGGATCCCCATCTTCACCCCCACCAGGCCCAGGCGATCAGCGCCCAAAGGACGACGCTCGCCAGGGCGCCCAGGAGAATTCCCCGGGCCGGCGCGAGATCCTCGTAAAGGTTCACGCCCTCGATCCGGCCGATCTCCGGGACCGGGTTGTCCGCCGCCGTCCGGCCGTCGTAGTTACTGAGCTCCTGCACTTGCCTTCCCTCCTTGAATGACCTGGTCCAGGAGCGAGCCGTCCTCGACCTTCTTCTCGACCGGGACCGCGGCCGCCAGGTCCCTCATGCCTTGCTCCTGGGCCGCCTTCTCGGCCGCCGCCTGGCGCTCCTCCCGGATCTTCCGGACCTCGCTCTCGGGCCGGAGCCATTCCTGGGGCGTCCCGTAGCGCTCCGCAACCCCGCGGGTGATCTTGTCCATGTCGTAGACGTCCCAGGCGCTCGGATCCTGCGTGGCCTGAACGACGCTACCCGTGAACATCAAAGCCCCCTGGGCCGCCTTCGTTTCGAAGGCCCTCATGGCCATGGCGAGCTTCGAGATATAGTCGACCTCGATCCCCTCGTCGCGGAGCTCCTCCGGGACCGGCGCCAGGTAGCCGGCGCGGTAGAGGATCCAGAACACCCGCGAGAGGAGCGGATCGTAGAGCTCGACCTGGAGGCGCCCCAGGGCCGGCCCCAGGAGCGCGAGTTTCTCCTCGGCGAGCTCGAGGACCTCCGTTGCCGTCATGTTCTTGTCGCGAGAGGCCAGGAGCGTGAACAGGTCGACGAAAAAGCAATCGTTGATCGCCTGGCGCCGTTGGTTCTCGTACTCGAGATTGACCTGGATCCGATCCGGGACGTAGAGCGGCCGCGGGCCTTCCCCGGGGCCGGGCTTGTAGTAGTTGAGCCCTCCGGGCGTGAGGCGCATCGGCGAGAGCCTCATTTCGTCCGGGACCAGCAGCGGCGGGTCCGCGATCTTCTGCATGGCCTTGATGTCGGTCTTGCTCATCTCGTTGAGCATTTTGACATCGGCCAGGGCGTCCATGCCGGGAGAGCGGCCGTTGATCTCCTCGGAGTCACGGAGCCATCGCGGGGTCATGTAGGGCATCTCGAGATATCCGCCGACCTCGAGGACGTTCTTCGATAGACCGAGGCGATGGGCATGTTTTCGCGGCCCCACTTGAGCCGGCGGATCTTGCTCCGCTTGTCGTAGAATAGCTCGACGTCCTGGCGAGGAAACACCGCGTGGATCACGTCGTGCTTTTCATCCGGGTTCTTCGTGGCCTGATCCTGGATCTTCTTCGAGGCCCTCTTCCCCCAGGTCTGGACGATCTGCCGGACCGTGTAGGGCTCGAGGCGATAGACCGCGTCGACGACGCCCTCGGCGTTCTCGTCCAGGCAGACGCGGCCGATGTTGAACGTGACGAAGTTGAGCGGCCGCCGGGTCCCCTCCGTGATGAAGATGTTTCCCGTGCCGCACCACCCGAGATCGGTATAGACCTCGTGGATCCCCATCCCGAAGTTCGAGGAGTTCAGCGCGTCGCGCATCCTCTGCGAGGTATCGCGGAGCCAGGCCTTGACGGCCGGCATCCGGGCCAGGGCCTTGTCCTTCGTCGTGAGCTCGAACCAGGGCGCCCCCGGGCTCGTCATGTGGCCATAGAGGCCGTTAGCGAAGATCCGGAGGGCCTTCGTGGCCGTCCCGTCGAAGATCCTGGAGCTCCGTTTCGCGCCGAGGGTTCCCTGGGTCGTGACCGTGGCCTTGACCGGGATCATGTATTCCGCGATCTCCTGGATATGGGCCTTGTAGGTCCCCCGATCGGCGTCGAGCTTCTCGAATCTCCGGACGATATCCTCGCCGCTGTTTTGCATCACTTCGCCCCCTTGTTTCGGCTACGGTTGTATTCGTTCCGACACTCCGGGTGTTCATGCGATCCGTTATACGTTTCCCTCATGTTTTCGGGATCGTCCCAGGCCTTGCAGAACGGGCACTTCCTTTTCCGAGGATCTCCGGTCGCCTCGTAGGCCCTTTGCCGGCGATGCAAGAGCTTGTGATAGGCATTGTCCTGGCAAATGACCAAATCCCCGCCCCGCACCTTTCCGTTGTGGTGATGGACGACGGAGCCATCAGGAAGCGACTTTCCGAGAGCCTTCGCGGCCATGTAACGATGTTCGTCGATCGAGCCATTTTTTTTCGCGTTCGGGTGAGTAGGAATCCAAAAGGTCTTGTACCATTTCCCCTCGTACTTCCTTCCTTTCCCTGTCACGTTTGCCGTCGGTAAGTATACGGAATAACTCATTTTATTCTCCAAGAAGCTTCTTTTTCACGGCTCCGGCGGCTTCCGCGACGCCCTGGGCGCTCGTGAGCATGGTCTTGGTCTTTTTCCGGGCCTTCGCCGCGAGGACCCGGAGGCGCTCCTTCTGCGCCTCGCTCGATTCGCTCGCCGAGGCCCCGGGACCGGCCGGCTCCGCCGGCGGACTCGCCGAGGCCCCGGGACCGGCCGGCTCCGCCGCCGGCGGCGCCTCGATATTGGGGATCTCCGGCATCTGCGGCGTGAGGAGACCACCGACCCACTCAAAGGGTTTCGTTACTGTCTGCACCGCCC